ATACCATTTGGGTTTTTTCAGCTTTATTAGCGCTCGCTTCCAATTGTTTATCAGCAGTCATAGATTCCAACATTTCCCGGAGTTGAGCAATCAGAGCATCTTTTTCCGCGATGGCCTCGCTTCTTAATTCAGCACCATCTAACGTCACTTCTCCCCCCGGTATAGGAATAGTAGCATATTTTTGGCGGACGGCTCCCAACAATTCTTTACATAACGCTAGAAAATATTTCTTAATCCATTGTTTTCCTACGGAGTTTATGGTGTAATATGGTATGTTTTGATAAGGAATATTCGAATAGTCGGACGATTTATCATACGCAGCAGTGCTTCCCGATATCCACGATCCACTTGGCAATACGGTGAGAGATTTGTCATTTTTAACATAATATTCAAAATATAACGTGTAATCGGTGACCGGAATTGGAAATATTTTAAGTTTGTTATTTACCAATTCAAAACTATAAGCACTTTTTCTAACCATGTCGTTGAATTCGATAGCCTGTCCCCTCAATAAATCTTCAAATATTGGAGTCATTAAAAATTGAGTCGCGGGCGAGTATCCAGCAAATCCCATTTCGTTTAAAATGTTGCTATAACTCATACCTGTCATGCTAAATGGATCATAAATTCTAGCGAAAGCCGGTGAAGGCCCGTGAAAAATTCTACGAACTTCTATCCTATTGTAACTCTCCGAAACGTTTGCCCACATAGCAGTCAAATCATAAGTCTGAGTTGAAGCGCTCACTGCAATATGACCTCTTTTCATCTCCACCTGACCGCCAACACCCACCTCAGTTCCATATGCTTCGGCCAGCGAAACTATAGCGTTAAGATCTGAATTTATTACCTGCAATCCACCGACCTGAAGACTTCTTGTGATTCCGAGGAGGTTTAGATAGTTGTTTTTTATGTTGAATTGGTTTACTTGTGCACCATATTCAGTTACGGATTCTTCAAAACAAGCGTAGAAATTTAAGTCTATGAGTTCGATATCTACGATTGGATATCCCAATCTCATTGCTGCCCACCTTGCCGAAGCGGAACAATCTGTTGGGAAAACTGAATCCGAATCGTAAAAACCAAACGGTGTGCTTCCGCTCACTGCGGAACCGCTTCCTGGCCATCTTACTCTATCTGCATCAATTCCTATAGACATATGTTATAAATAGTAAAAATACTAAATAAACGTCTATAGACTATTATTTTAAAGTGATAAATGTAACCCCACTAACAGTTTTTAATTCGATATTTACGAGATCCCGTCTTAGATTGGTTATCTGGAAGCTCTGAATCATACTGTTGTCATCTACCCCAGGATCAGAAACAGTAGCAGTTTTGTTTGAATTGGGTTCAATAGAAACATTAACAACATCTGAATATTTTTGTAATTCTTCTCTAATTAACTGTTTCAATTCCAATCTTGTCATATGTTAATAAGTATAAACCTAAAATATAAGATGTTGAAAAACCTCAGAAATATAGTAACATCATGAAATGATTACAGAGATTAAAAAGGATTTGTTAAGCAGCGATTTGGACGCCATTGCACATTGTGCCAATTGTTTTTGTACAATGGGATCGGGAATAGCCAGACAAATAAAATTGAAACTTCCTGAGGCATATGATGTCGATCTAAAAACACGAGCGGGAGACAAGTTCAAATTTGGAAACTTTTCTATGGCAGAAATCACAAAACCAAAGATGGAAACTCAAATCAAATATGTGTATAATCTCTATGGTCAATTTTTTTACGGAAGGGAAAGTCGGAAATTGAACTACGAATCTATCTATACCGCTTTAGATTTAATGAGGCTGGATTGTATAACCAAACCAATTAAAACGATTGGTTTCCCAAGAAACATGGGGTGTAATTTAGCAGGAGGACATTTTCCAATAGTTTTAGAAATGATAAAACATATATTCGAAGAATCTCCTTTTGAAGTAACTATCTGTGAATATGGAGACATAAAATAACATATGGCAAAAATACTAAAAACAAAATCAATCTATTACAACGACTGCAACTTAATTGCTCAGCCGGCTCACCCGGAACTAAAAAGTAGAAAAGATATTCCTGTGGAATTGAATAGAATAATAGTTTCTCCAATGGATGCCGTTGTAGGATATACATTTGCAAAAGAAGCCTCAAATCTAGGATTAACTATATGTCTCCATCGATTCTGTACTATTGAAAAACAATTGGAGATATTTTCGTCAACCGATCCAAAAAACGTGTTTGTGTCAATCGGTTTAGATGACGATGATAGAATTGAGGCTTTTAAAGATCTTACAACCAATTGGCTTATAGATTGTGCCAATGGATATTTAAGTTCTATTAAAAACGTAATCTATAAGTTAATTACAAAAACAACAGTGACCAATCTAATGTTGGGAAATATACATACTGAGGAAGGTGTGAAAATGTATAAGGAATTCACAGGAATGGGATTTAATATAATATTCAGAGTGGGAATAAGCGGAGGATCAGGATGTTCAACGAGCGATGCAACTGGAATAAATAGAGGTCAGATAACCGAAATAATTGAATGTTCAGAAGCAGTTGATCATTTTGATAATTTTTTTATAGTTGCAGATGGTGGGATTAAAAATGGAAATTATGCAGCTAAGGCATTTGGCGCAGGCGCTAATTATGTTATGGCTGGGGGATTGTTTGCTAAGGCTAAAGAAGCCGAAACTCACATTATTGGTGACGGAACCTATTGGGGCGGCGCCAGCACAAAACAACAAGAAAGGTATGGGGGAAAAAGTAAACCAAGCGAGGGTAAAATATATAAAATAGACGAAGATAAAATCGAAAGTCTTCGAGGCATTCTATATGGAGAAAATGGATTGTGGCCAGGATTAGCTAGCGCTATAAGTTACAGTGGATACAGAACCCTTTCAGATTTTATAGGCAACGGAGTATTTGAAATAAAAGAGAACAGTTTGGCCCCTAGGAATAATAGATGAGTGACCTTACTATTAAAATAAAAAACTCAATAAATCCAATGCCTCATGAGATTTATGGAGTTCAACCAACCCAATATTGGTATAACGGAATATTTTCAGTTTCAAACGATTTTTCCAGAGCATTTGGTGAGATGATGTTTATGGAACAAACCTCTGCTACATTAGACATGGTACAACAAGTTTCGGATGAATATCACGGAATAGATAATTCTCTATATGGAACTATAAGAGTGGGGCAAATACTATTTTAATGAAAGTGGTAAATAAATACCACAACGTCCCTTATGACGTTTATATCGGAAGGGGTCTTTGTTCGGAAATCCCTATATTATAGGAAAAGATGGAAATAGAGAAGAAGTAATAGAGAAATATCGAGAATACTTCTTAAAAAGAATAGATGAAGACCCTATATTTAAGGCCAATGTAATAGGATTGAGTGGAAAGACGTTGGCATGCTTCTGTTACCCTAAATCCTGTCATGGAGACGTTATAATAGAATGGTTAAACAAGACCATTAAGACGGTTGAATAGATCTGATTTTAGATTTGTGATATAAAACTGATTGTTTCGAAATCCCATATTTTTTCTGAATCTGAACAGATGACAATTCCCCATTTTTAATATCATTCACTAAATCTGTTTTTATAGATTTCATCCTAAGTTTTGTATCTGAAATTCTATTTTTATGTTCATTAGAAAGAGGCCCTTTAATCTTTCCTTTACAGTTATTTGGATAAGAATAATTTATATTTCGGTTTTTTAGAAAATTTCTCCTCTCATTATACAATCTTTCCCCCTTTTCTTTTCCGTTTCTTTCTATAAACCATTCTATACTGAACCTTCCTTGTGATTTTTCCTTTTGCTTAAGTATTGATTCTTCGGAATGATTTCTACCGAACATGGGATTATTTTCTCCAGAATACATTTCGGAGAGTTTTTCCCTTATGTTCTCTTTATTTGGATTAAATGTAAAATTATCTCCTCCGTATGCCGACGGACAAATATTATAACCAACATTGCCTACGTGTGGAAGAAACGTGGAAAGATAATGTTGTTCTCTTTCCAGTAAAATAGTGACATCTTTTACGATTTCTATAATATCAAACTTAAACACATCTTTGCCGTAAAAATTCCAAGCATTTTGAAGTTTAGTATTTGAATGATTTCCTTTATTCAACGACTCAACATGTTCAGACCATCTATTAGGAATATTTTTAGAACTTCCTATGTAAAATTTTCCATTTTTTAAATTTGTAATTTTATAAATTCCGGAATTCATATACTCATCCATAAATATCATGAATTTCATGAAAAAGTATATTTAAAACAAAAAAAGACCCTCACCGGTTAAGGTGAGGGTTGTAATTGTTAGTCTAAAGATTAGACGTAGTTTAGGTCGGATACGAAGACGCGGCCATAAAATTCTGGGCGCACGACCTTCTTCGCGTAACGAGTCATAACTCCACGACGTGGCGTAAAGTTCACTGGATCATACACAAGAGGCGTTTGAACCAATGGGATATATGGAGAATAGACTGCCCCAGTTTCGAGGAAGTTATTACCACGGAATCCGATTAGGATTTGGTTTTCCACCATGTATGGATTTTTGTAAACCTGGAAGCGACTTGCGAAGCTACCAACTTTAGCAACACCCATTGCGAACTTCTGGGATTCCCCATCAGTATTTACAAGATATCCAGGGATGGATTCAAGTATGGTTGCGACATCAGGACTTACCACGATGAAGTTAGCACCACCACGTAGAGTCAATTGGTGAATCTTGTTAGACACACGTTGAATCTTGTTTCCAAGGGTCTGGAACCAAGTTGACTTGATGTAAGCGGTACGGTTTGAGGAAACGTTTTCAAGACGTGTGAAAACGGCATTTCCGTTTGTATCAATCGTCTTCGTGAATTCAGTTCCGATTTGAGCACTCCATGCTTCGGTCGTTTGACCTGGGGAGTTGACCAATAACATATCAAGGATTTCGAGGTCGATTTCCATTGAGACGTATTCACTCAACAGAGCAGTCAATTCTGCTTCTGCGTCGATGCTGTGGTAAGCATTCAAGTCTTGAGCAAGTTCTGGAGTCCAGACTGCTTTCAACTTACGGGTCTTAGCCACGATTGGTTCACTCTTTAGTTCCAAGTTCACTTCAGGGATACCGATTGAACTCAAACTATCAGTTGTGGTTCTATCTTCGAAGTCACCACGGGTAGTAGCATCAGGCTGTTTACTCATGGATATAGTAAAGATAGCAAGAGCGGTTGGGCCGTTCATGAACGATGCCGATACGAGGGATTCAATGATGTAGTATGGAGAAGCAGCAGAACCGGTGTTATACACGCGGGTAAACTGACCAGCAACGTTACGATCAACTGAACCTGAGAAGAACGTCCAGGAACGTACACCTTCTAAATCTAGGTTAGCGTTGTTTGGTCCCATGAACCAAGTTAACTTTTGATAACTGGATGATAGGGATGACACGGAACCTCCAGGACTCAAACTAAATGAATAGTTAGAGTCGTAGTTAGCATCAGACCATACTGCAGAACCAGTCGTCACGGTGACGACGGAGCAGGTGTGGTTGATTGAGTATCCGAATTCACCAGGTCCGTATAGACCATTGACAGCAGAATCCGTAGATCCAAGCTTTTTCAATGTTCCGCCGAATAGTGATTCACCGGAGGTCTTACCTGGCTTGGTCGTACCATACTTGAAATCCAAGTAGAATATAAGACCTGATGGCAGGTTCATTGGTTGAACGCTGACGAATTCCTTCGC